TACTACGTGGATCGTAGAACAAAGTGTTAGCAGTACCAGTAGAGAACTTAGATCCCAATACGTTGTACTCTTGTTTAGATACAAGTAATACAGGTGTATCAATAGGAGGAGACACTTGAATGTTACGGTAGAACCCCTGAATAATCTTCAAAGGTTTGTCAGTAATAGCTACTGTAGGATTCAATGAATCATACATCAACGTAGAAGAAGATCCACCCAGTGTGTATGTAGTTTGATTAGCTGTAGTAGGGATGATCAACTCAGAGATTTTCCACAACTTAAGACCGTCAATACTTGCTTGTTTAATGAGCAAGTTAAGAGCCATCAAAGCATTAGCGTAGGTGTTTGAATCAGGAGTATCTCCAATTTCAAGAACACCTAACCGACCTAATGCTAGGGATATGATCTGACTGCTGCTAATACTGTAGGTAGAACTCATGTTGTTTATCCAATAAGGAAGCTGTTTAAGCTAGGAGCTATCTTACTAGGAACCATACAGCCAGGAATACCTGAGCTAGGTATAGCGTATGAACCCTCTAGGGTACACACAGGACGGTATCCGTTATCTTTGTTAGCAGCAGCACAATCAGCTACGCCATAGTCTGCAACTCCATTGATACCAATGAGGTCACATACAAAAATAAATTGATCTTGCTGCTCTGATCTAACGAATGGTGGTGTCTGAATATCAGCAACACCGTGTACGTAGTCTTGAGGTTGACGAGGTTCCCAATCACCTTGGCAGACCATAAGTCCGTCCCAACGTAACCGTAACTCACTTTCTTTGTACTTGCGACCACATTGGTCACATATAACTAGCCAGGAACCATTGTCCCATCTTGATCTGTAAGACATAGAATGTTCCTAGTAACAAGTTTGTTAGCGCACCTTTATGATTTGACCTCTAAATTCAATGTGGTCTTTATCAAATTTATGTACAAGTTCTGGGTATAACAGTCTGCCATTATGGAATGTTAAGACAGCAAAACCACTGGCCCAGTTTGTAGGATTGTCTTCAGTATAGTTATAAAATTGTGGTCCGTCAATTTCTGATAGACAACCAGTATCTACACCAAACCTACGTCCATTGTAATCTGTAAATCCAGTTACTTTTAAAGCGTGAAGATGTCCTGTAACAATAGATACTCCGCTATTAAGAGTGTTGTTGTGGGTGGCATGGATACCACCTTTCCAACGATGTTTAACAACGACATCATTTGTAGGCCAACAAGACCAGCATATATCCCAAGCAGGTACGTGATCACTAAGACGACTACCCTGCACACCTTCTAGTAGGGGAGCATTAGCTGAGATATAGTTCTCAAACCTAGCGTCATGGTTCCCAAGTGGGAATGTAAGTTTGACGTTATGTCTAGCTGCCTTAGCAGCATCTTCTATTTCACCTAACGCTTCTTTGCAAGCTTTAAGCTCTTCAACAAGCGTCGGGTTTTGTGTCCAGCCAATTCGGGGCCATCTACCGCTGGTACTCCCATCAAAAGCGTCACCGTTACAGATAACAGCCTTTGGCTGGAGTTCCTTAATAAGGTGTAGCAGACCATCAAAAGCAGTGGAACGAATCCCAGGCCAAAAATGAGCATCAGAAAATACGATGACAGTTCCATTTTCTATTCCTAGCAGTTTACGAGCTGGATGTTCCCGAGACACTATTCTTTGACCAGAAGTTACTAGAAGTTCTCCGTATCTTTCCTCTAGGTTTCTTCTACGTTTGTTTAGACCTCTAATGCCTAAACCAGTTATCTCAGAGATTCTAGTCAATGATCCATAAGTTTCCCATAGAGCTTTAAACTCTTGATCACTTACTTTAGGGGTAGGCATAATTGTTCCAGTCGCAGTTATGGTGGCTCGATTAACACTTGACAGTGTTACGCCAGTATGTCAAGCGAGGAACAATTTAGATTCTTCTGCTCTACGAGTAACTAAACCAGGAAGAACTTTACCAGCAGCTTTGTTCCACTTATCAAACTCTGCTGCAGCACCATCAAAGTCATTGTTGTTAATCAACCGAAGCATAGTGCTACCTTTGTAGTTACCTATGCCTACGTTGTAAACAAATGAACAGATAGCAGCTTTCTGATTGTCATTCAAAGGCACATGAGTAACAGCATCAATGCGATCACCCAGTGTATGCAGACGACCTAACAAGTCTTCTTCAGCTTGTTCTTGTGTCCACACAGTACCCTTTTCAATGTCAGAACCAGTAGCACCATAGCCAATAGTCCAAGGATCACCACCTGTAGCAGGATCAGGATAAGCAGTTAGCTTACAACCTTCGTGACGTTTAATTTCTTGTGCAGCAATTTCTAACCAGCTCATTGTTTAGGTTCCAGTAGTGAGTTATAGGATGCAATACAGGCGTTTAGTTTTTCGATGGCGTTGTCGCCTCGTTCTGTGAGGGAGACAAGAGCTTGAGCAGCTCCTGGGTCAATGTTGCAGCTTCCGGTGTTATTGGTACTGGCAGTGGTGGGATCACTGGACATTGGGCTACTACAGGAACCGGCGATTGACAACCGAACAGAGCCAGAGGCAATATGATCCCTAAGCTCCGCAGCAGCTTGATTGGCCTTGGCTTGCGTAGAGGCCAAATTGCTAGAAATGTTGGCAACTGTTCTGTCTCGTTCATCACTGATCTCCTTTGATCTTTGGTTTGCTGCAGTTAAAGCCGCTTGAGCTGCGGCACGTTCTTCACTTATCCCACGTTGGGCATACTCGTATCCACCAAACAAACAGGCTAGCCAAGTTGTTACTAGGAACAACCAGAAGTACGGATTAAGAAACATTAGGTTTGCTTTCTGCAGTTCGTTCTTGGGTCTTACCCCAACTAGATACACCCATGACAGCACCCATAGCTAGGTGGAACAGACCACCACCTTGCAGTGTCATAGGTTGCCATTGACGATAGGCATCGTTGACAGCTTGTGTCTCAAACTGTTGTACGTACAGGTACAAACAGGGACCAACAACAAAGTCAAAGAAACAAATGAAGCAGTAGGTAAAGCCCATGAGTCCTCGCCAATGGCGGGACATAAAGTCTTCTTGTCTTTTAGTTCTTGTGCTTGTAGCCATGATGCTGTTCTTTTTTAGCAGTCTCAACAATGTCTGAGACTACATAGTAACCACCAACAAATAACACAACAAGCAACACAAGGACTAAACCAATGATCATTGCTTCTTCTTGTTCTTTTTTAATTTTGTTAGCACGATCTCTAGCAGCTTGTTCAGCATACTTATCAGCTTTGTCCATGCTGGCTGCACGGCTTTTAATATTGTTCCAAACATCTACTTTCCCCGCTTGCATGAATAGCATTTGAAGCTCAGACTCAAACTGTTTAGTTTGTTCCAGAGCCATTTCAATTTGAATGGCAGTGCCCATGTTAGAAGCTTGACCAGAGTCTTTAGCTTCTTTAATTGCTTGGACACCGTTGTTCTTAGCATCAAAGTATTTGCCCAATACAGGACCTAGCGACGCAACATCGTCCACCGTAGCACTCATCTTCTTGACGAGTTTTACGGCAGACTGTATTGCTGCTAGGGCTGTAATTGGATCAATCATTTAGATTGTTAAAAAATTAAACGTTCTCAGTAGAAGGTTTTGGTTCTTCAACAGCAGGAGTTGCAGCAGGTGGAGCTGCTTGTTCATTAGCTTGTTGTACAAGCTTTTGAACGTGAGCTTGCATAGCTGCAATACGAGCTTCCATACATTGAATCAAGTCACGCAGCTCTTCAGCAGTGTGTGTAAAGTTAAACATTTTCTTCTTCCCCTTCTTCTTCATCTTCAAAAACTTCTTCTTTGTCTTCTTCAATGTCGATCCATTCGATGTCGTCATTGACAAAAGCAACAATCAAATCAGCCAACTCAACCCATTCGCCATCTTCGTGACCAACGGTATCAATAGCCAACTCAACAGCACGGAAACGGACATCTTCTTCGGTAGTAAACAACATGGTAGTTCCTTTAAAGCCGCTAGTAATGGGTAGCGGTAAACCCAAGTACATGCTAGTCTTCAATTATTACTTTCCTGTTAAAGAATGCCAGGCCACAGTAATAGCACCTACAACCACAGTAATGATGCCAATGGGTTTAGCTAAAGAAGCAATCCAATCTAGAACTTTTAAAGCACCTTTAAGAGCAGAAAATGCTTCAATAAGTTCTTTGGTGTTCTTCTCAATAGCATCTACTTTAGCTTCAACTTTAATAAGTCGTTCGTAGATCTGTTCGTGGCTAATGGTTGTAGTGTTTTCCATGTTAGCCTCAGAAGATAGTTACCACAGCATTGACAGGAACAGCAGAACTAAAAGTAATGGTAGTGCTGTTAGTGCGAGCGTAGCTAATGTTTGGAATTTGAAAGATACCATTGATGTATACCACACCAGATGCGCTACTAGGAACAGTAAACACTGTTTGACCAGATGTAGCTGTGATATTTGTAGGAACACCAACAATAGGTTGCAGAGCAAGAGCTGCAGCACTAACTGCATTTAACCAAGATGCAGATATGGGTGGACCAACAAGGTCAACATACGTAACGTTTAAAGGATTGCTCATGGTGTTGTTTCCTGTTTAATCCAAGGCAGAGGTGGGTTAGCAGCAATAGCAGCCAGTTGACGAGCTAATTGACCCGCTACTTGGGCTTCTGTGTCTGGTTGCAAATTGGTTGTAATTGTAGTCGTTGTGTTCTTAATGTCATCAAACAAAGTATAGGTAACAGGCTCAAAGCACCAAGCCAAAACTTGAGATTCTTGCAAGTCGTTGTAGGCTGTAAATGGATTAGCTGGCTCACCCAATTTAGCCGTTCCAGCAGCCGCAGCGGTCAAGTTGTTAACGTCATCCGTACCGACACACATCCAATCAGCGTAGATAACCACATCGGTCTTGCCATCAACAGATGGGTTCACCGTCATCTTAGGAATTGACCATTTATAAGTGATAGCCATAATTGTTCCTTTTAAGCCAAAGTAAGAGTAGCTGACCGAGTAATGCCATCTGTGCCACGCACCAACACTTTTAAACTTGTATTGCTAACCAATTGAAAACTTAATGTTGAATTTGTAGACAAAGATGGCGCAGAAGAACTGACATTAGATATAAAGTTACCAGTAGTAACTTTTAAATCACCAGTTGAAACTGTTAAATTATCTAACGATGTTGTAACATTCGTTTGCAAAATAGAGTTGGCTGTGCTTCCAGTAGAATTTACTGCTGCACTTGTATAACCAGTAAAGTAATTGGACGACAAATTACTAATTTGGAAATTGTTAAGATATACGCAATAAGCGTTACCATTAGT